GATGATTTACTGAATACACATATAAAAACACATAGTATAAGAAAATTAAGTATGGCAATGCCTTTAAATATTGGTGAATTTGAAGGTGGTGAATTTGAAATTAAATTATCCCCAAGTGAAAATGCAAAAACAAGAAAAATACCTATAGAGCCTGGAAATGTAATAGTATTTCCTAGTTTTTTAGAGCATAGAGTCCTCCCAATAACCTCAAATACACGTTATTCTTTAGTGGCGTGGATCTCAGGACCTCCATGGAGATAAATACAATATATGTAGACAGAAAATGTATTGTAGGATATGAACCATGGCAAAACCGCAAACTCGCGAACAATTAAAACAATACTGCCTCAGAAGCTTAGGTCATCCAGTTATAGAAGTCAATGTTGATGACGATCAATTAGAAGATCGCATTGACGAAGCTTTACAAATATGGAATGACTATCATTATGATGGGTCAGAAAAAATTTATTTAAAACATCAAGTTACATCAGATGATATTACTAACGAGTATATTACCGTTGGGGAATCAACTATAAGTATAATCAAAGTACATCCTATTGATTCAACAACAGGAAACATTAATATGTTTGATGTGAGATATCAATTAAGATTAAATGATATATTTGATTTGAGTAAGCAACAGCTTTCGGGATATACTATGGCTATGTCACACTTGAGTTTAATAGAAAATTTATTTAATCAATCTCCTTCTTTTAGATTTAATAGACATACAGATAAAGTTTATCTTGATGTTGATTGGGATAAAGAATTAGTTGTTGGAAAATACTTATTATTTGAATGTTATAAATCTGTAGACCCAGAAGAATTGTCCGATGCATATAATGATCTTTGGCTAAAAAAATATATATCTTCATTATTTAAAAGGCAATGGGGATCTAATCTATTAAAATATGAAGGTATGCAATTACCTGGTGGTACTACATTAAATGGTAGACAAATTTTTGATGATGCAACAACTGAATTACAAATGTTGGATGATGAAATCTTTTCGAAGTACCAGTTACCTGATGACTTTATGGTAGGATAAAATGAAAAAATTTAAAACCTTTATGGAAAAACCCGCATTTTGCGATATACCTGGTGGTCCTAGGGACCCGAATCTTAAAGCAAAGTGTTCGGAACCAGAAAAGAAAAAACCGGCACCTCAACAAGCTGATATTAGATCTAAAGCTCTAACAGATACGGAAAAGAAAAGAAAGCAACTACAGAGCCTAGGACTTAGGCCTGAACAGGTTGAATTAATTGCAAAATATACCAGACACTCGGAAATTGCTGGATGAAAACATTTCAAGAATTTATTAATGAAGATATTAATCTGCCCATAGAAGTTGGAGACATCGTTCTCGGTGGAAAATTTAAAAATAGAAGAATAGAAGTAAAAGATATCGGAGAGAATGAAAAGGGTGATATTACTATTAATGGAAAATCAATTCTTAGAATCAGAATGATAGACAAAAAGGCCGACGATGCCGACGAGTAATTATTTTCAAAAATTTGATCATAATAATGAACAAAATCTTCTTCAGGATTTAATGGTAGAGTCTATTCAAATTTTTGGACATGATGTATCTTATTTGCCCAGAACAAAAAATAACGTAGATAACATATATGGTGAAGATCCAACTTCATCTTTTGAATCAGCTTATCCTATAGAAATGTATATTAAGAATACTGATGGATTTGAAGGTGAAGGCGCATTTGTTGGTAGATTTGGATTAGAAATTAGAGAACAAATAACATTTACCGTTGCGAGACGTACTTGGGATGGACAAGGAATATCTGATAGACCTTTAGAAGGGGATTTAATTTGGATGCCTCTAACAAGTAAGTTATTTGAAATTCAATTTGTTGAGCACCAGGCTGTCTTCTATCAAATGGGAAAACTTCCTGTTTATGATTTATCTTGTGAATTGTTTGAGTATAGTGATGAAGATATTGATACAGGTATAAAAGCTATAGATCAAGTAGAAATTGATAACGCTTATTCTGTAGAATATGTATATTCTGCTAATTCGGGTGTTTTTACAACTGATGAAATAGTTACTGGTACTAACTCTAGAGCAACAGCAACGGTATTACAATTATCGACATCAGGCTCAGAGAGCATTATAAGATTAACAAATATTGTTGGAACGTTTAGTGCTACGGAACAAATTACAGGCGGCACTTCAGGTACAACAGCAAATTTAAGTTCAACTGCAACAGAGTTTGCAGGTGATAATAGTACTGCTAATAATAAAACAATACAGACAACAGCGGATGGCATCATTGATTTTACCGAAGGAAATCCATTTAGTGAAGGATCATTTTAATGTTAGGACAATACTGGTATCACGGCTTAGTAAGAAAATATGTAGCTGTATTCGGAACACTGTTTAATGATATCTATGTTAAGAGGAGAAACAGTTCTGATGATGTAATAGAAACGATTAAAATCCCCTTAGCTTACGGCCCTAAACAGAAATTCTTAGCTAGAATTTCTGGCGACGAAAATTTAGATAAAAAAGTGGGGATGCAATTGCCGAGGATGGGCTTCGATATGACTTCAATGTCTTATAGTCCCGAGAGAATGTTGCATCCCCTCCATAACAGGACAGCTCAATATAAAGGGGAAACTGGTAGAGTTAGAAGTCCAGTTCCGTATGATTTTGCATTTGCTCTAAATATCTATGTAAAAAATGCAGACGACGGTACACAGATTATAGAACAAATTTTACCATTTTTTCAACCGGACTTCACCGTAACTATTAATGCTCTTCCAACGATGGGTATAAAAATAGATTTACCTATTATTTTGGGAGGTGTTAATCTTGAGGATTCGTATGAGGGCGATTTTCAATCTCGAAGAGCTCTAATATGGACGATGGATTTTACAATTAGAGGATACTTGTATCCGAATATTAAAGGTAAAGGTTTTGGTGATGGTAGTGATAATGAAGCAACTAAACTCATTCGAACATCTATTATAAATTTTCATATAGTACCGAATGTTGCACAAGTTTCGGAAGATCCAGAATATATTGTATCTGAATCAGATAATGCTTTCGGTATAAGATCATATATGGTAAATGAAGAAGATTCTTCCAAATTTGTTGCAGAAGGATCAGCTGATAGAAACTTAAGAGATGGAATAGTATCACGTATAACAGGAACAGTTGGTAATGTGCCTATGTCAGATGAATATGATATAACAGAAACACGAGACTTTTTCGCTGAGGGAATAGATTATGACCCAGTAACAGGTTTAGATACTCGTGCGCCGAGTTTAGATGTTCAGGCACTAGGAAATAAAAATTTATGAGAGGTAAGCGATGCAAGATTATGATCCGATTGATAAACCACTATCACCTAAAGACGTAGATGATAAATTGAATGAAGTTTTTGAAATAGCTCCAGTGGTAGAAAAAGTACCAGTAGAAAGAGTTACACCTAAAAAAACAGATGACGAAGATTCAGATACTGATTTTCAGTACACAAGAGAAAATCTGTATAATATAATAGAGAGAGGTTCCGACGCCATGGAAGGCCTACTTGAGATTGCTAGGGAAACAGAACATCCTAGAGCATATGAAGTAGTGGGTCAATTGATCGATAAGTTAACTAATGCAAATAAAGAACTTATTGGTTTACATAAAACGATGCAAACAGTGAAGGAGGATTTGATAAAGTCACCGACAAATGTAACAAATGCGTTATTTGTGGGTAGCACGGCAGATCTTCAGAAACTTTTAAAACAAAATAAGGAAACGAAAAAGTAAGAATGCCAGGATAGAAGAATCCGAAATACCACGAATAAAACTGTTAGAAAAGCTGGAAGAGCAAATCGCTAACAACAGGCACTAAAAATACTTTTCGAGATATTACGACTGATAAAGTCGAAATGAAATAACAGTTAAGAAAGGCAGATTTGGAACAATTATTCACAATCGATGAATTCATTATGATAGGACTAGTCCTATTTTCATCATTTTGGATTTTTCTATTTAATTACAGGCAAGACAATAAGGATAAGTATGCCGGACATTGGGGATTGATAGTTTTAGACCTATTCATTAATATGGGTATGTCGGCAACTGGATATCTGCTAATATCTATTGTATTCCAAAACGTTCCACAAATAGCAGCGTATGAAAGTTATAGATATCCCATAGGATATTTGTTTGGGCTTACTTCTAATGTAAGTATACCGATTGTTCTCAAGTGGTTTCAGCAACAAATCACTAAGAAATTAAACGACGCAGGAAAGAAGTGAGGAAGATAATGGCAGATCAAAACAAAAAATATGAAGCGGGTGAACAAGAATTAAAAGTGATGGA